CAAACACGAAAAGAATTGGATGCCGTTGGTCGACGGGGACAATTTGTATTTCATTTATCGGCTTGGGACGGCGCTCAAGGTCGATGGCAGCGTGTTCAACAGCTATGATCCTGGCTTCGATGTCAGCCACATAAGCGGAGGGTCACAGGTCATCGAAGTTCCTGGAGGGCTCCTGTGCCTGGTGCATGAGGCGAGGACGATCCCAGGCCGGTCCAACCGCTATTACCAGCACCGGTTCGCCCTTATGGTGCATGGTGCAGGCATCCGGCTCTCGCCGCCGTTCGTGTTCCACGACAAGCAGATCGAGTTCGCAGCCGGCCTGGCCTACTTCCCCGATGAGTACGTCGATCACGAACCCGATGGGGAGGGATTGTTGATGGCAAGTTTCGGCGTCATGGACCGCGAGGCCTGGGTTTGTGTGTTAGATCTACAGGAGGTTTTACGGTTCATCGAGGAGCCGCGATGAGCGTGCTGGCCGTCACCGGCTTTATCCCAATCCCCGGTCATCCCCGCCCGGCGCAGGACTACGAAAGGCTCGGCGCGCAACTGGCCGCAGCCGACATCAAGTTGCTGCGCCTCGACACCGCGCTCGAGGCGTGCTGGCTCTACCGGCATCTGCAATGGCACGGGCCGGTGACCCACTCGACCGCCGACAACCCGGCCAAGAACTCGCTCGCCTACCACATCGTACAGGCGGAGAAGTCCGAGCTCATCGCGGACGCCGCCGATCTGGTTCCCGGCGCCGACGTCATCGTCTGGATCGATCTCGGCATCTTCCACCTGCCGGGCATGACCGCCGGCGTGATCGAGGGCTTCATGGCCGGCGCTGCGGCCGAAGAAGCCATCGCCATCCCGGGCTGCTGGGAGAGGAACTACCAATACGACGATCGCTACCCGTGCTGGCGGTTCTGCGGGGGCCTCATGGTCGTGCCGCACGAGCACGCCGCCGCGCTCGCCGCTGTGATGAGGGACGAGTGCAAGCGCCATCTGCGGGAGACCGGTAACCTGAGTTGGGAGGTCAACACCCTTTGCCGTGTCGAAGAACGCTACCCGCAGTTGCCGATTCGGTGGTATGGTCCCTGCAATCATGATGCGTCCATGTTTTTAAACTATCAGGCAACGGAGCATGCCGATGGTATTCAAGCGCAAGTACGAAGGGTCTAAAGCTGATTTGGCCGAAGACAAGAAAGGCGCCAAGCGCAAGGGCGTCTCGCTCAAGGACTACGAGACTTCCGCACAGGACAAGGCCGAGGACCGCAAGGGCCAGGCCAAGCTGGGCCGCAAGAAGTGAGCCATGATGACGAGCGTCCGCTCTTGGTTCGCGGACAACCGTTAGGTGGGCCGATAAAATCTGCCGTGTAATTTGCGGGCGGCGGCTTCATAAGCCGCTGCTGCTTCCTCGCGAGTATTGAATGTGCCAAGATAATGCTGCTTTCTACGTATCTTTATTTGTCCTTCCCATTTGTCGGTTCGCTTTACAAAAAATGCGCCCTTTAATCCTGATGTGTTATTTTTACCTAAACGGCGGTTCCATTGTTGCTCTGTAGGAGTGGCGAGTCGTAAATTTGTAATTCTGTTATCGGTTCGTTTGTTGTTGATGTGGTCGATGCTGACAGAGGGGTCATTACCCGTGGTTAGTTTCCAGATTACTCTGTGAACTAATTGCGGAATTCTATCGATAGTGATGACATGGTAACCTTTGGTGCCTAATGCTGTACCGGCTCGTTTTGTAGCAAATCTGCTGTTCCATATTGCCCATGCATTTTTCGTTGAAAAATGTTCTCGATGCCAATGTTTCCAATACAGTTTTCCGGTTTCCGGATCGTAGTCTAGGCGAGAACGTAAGTAGTCGACAGGAGGCAGCACTTTAGTAATATGGTGGTCGGGCATCGATCCGCTCCACACGGTTCGAGGTCAAGTAGCGGGCGGTGTGGAAGCACCGACCCGCTGCGCATCCTAGTGGGGTGGATGGTGATCGACAAGGTAAGATCGTGGTTTCAGGACAATCAGGCGCTAGTCGTTTTCCTCATAGCGCAGGCGATTGCCATTGGCGCCGTGTCGATTTCCACGGTAGCGTACATGGTTCGACTGGAAACGCGGGTGAATACATTGGAGGTGCGTGGTTCACCGCACCTCCAGGAGATCAACAACCGGTTGACGGTGTTGGAGAGCACGACGCGGGATAACAAGGACACGCTCAATCGGGTGACTGAGATCATGACCAGGCAATTATCCATCAACCCGTCGGCAAAGCCATGAACGAGGATCGCAGCCTGAGTTCTGCGGGTGCTAATTTAATCAAGCACTACGAAGGCTGTTTGAAGAAAGTTGGCGATTATTATCAACCGTACCATTGCCCTGCTGGAGTTCTCACGATTTGTTGGGGCCACACTCATCATCACGGGAGAGAGTTCAATGCCGACTCTCGATGGACGATGGAAGAGTGCAATCAAGCGTTTCTGGAAGACATGGGGACGTTTGAGCGAGCTGTACGTAAACTTGTCAAAGTGCCTCTCGAGCCATGGCAGTTCGACGCCCTCGTCTCCTTCTGCTACAACTGCGGAGAAGGAAATCTCGCCAAAAGCACTCTCCTCAAAAAAGTAAACGCCGGGGATTTCGAAGGCGCTGCGCTGGAATTCCAGAAGTGGAACAAGGGCGGCGGGAAGGTCCTGTCTGGCTTGACCCGTCGGCGGGCCAGCGAGGCCCTGCTGTTTCAGAACATCACCGATGACGATTACGACGGCAAGCCGGACAAGGTCATTCGGCCGATCCCGGAGCCGATGCCGCAGGCGGTCGATGATCCAGAGGGTTAGCCATGCGGTATGATCGTTCGATGTACGGTGCCGCTGCGATATTCGTGGCCCTCGTGATCGTGGTGCTTGCGCTGTATTTTTTCAGCGACGTGCCCCCGCCAATAGGCGAATAGGAGGCTGATATGGTCGCATTGCTGGTCTATCTCGTCATCATCGTCATCGTCTGCATCTTCCTGTGGTGGCTGTTGCAGCAAGTCGCCTTGCCGGAGCCGTTGCGGAAAATTGCGATGATCGTGATGGTGGCGATCGGTGTGATCGTGTTGATCGGTTTGTTGTTGCAGTTTACTGGTAATGGTGCTTTGCACATACCTAGGCTGCAATAGGAGGGGATTATGGCATTGACGTCCTTATTGGCGACCATTCCGGCTGGGCAGTCGGTATCGAATGCGGTTGATTGTTCGTCTGGCAGGGTCGTTCGCATCATCATGCCACCGAGTTGGACCGGGGCGGCATCGTTGTCGTTTTGCACGTCGCCGGACAATACGACTTTTCACGACTTGTATCATACGATAGCCGAAACTTACGCGACCAATGAAGTCATCATACCGGCCGTGACGCCGAATTCGGCGGTGGTCATGCCGACTGGTTCGGGCGACAGCTTCAACTGGGTCAAGCTTCGATCCGGCAATCACGCGGCGCCTGTGGTGCAGGCTGCTGACCGGGTGTTTCAGATCATTGTGGATGTAGCGGATGCTGCGGCATCGGGCGGCGGGTCGGATCTGATGGCTGCTTTGGGCGCGATGTTCGCCCCGATCGTCACCGGGGCGGTCATGAACCCATCGATCGCCGATATGGTTTCTAATCCTCCCGGCAGTGCCGTGGTCCAGATGCAGGCAGGCAACGGTAACTACACCACGATGGTGCCTCCCCCGACTTGGACGATCTTTTCCGAGACGCTGAATGGCACGTCGACATCCGGTTGGTGGACTATCGACCAGTACGGCAACCTGATTCCGGCTTCGACGACGCCGGGCAGGCTCAATCCGGACGATTACGCGGTCGTCAGATGCCAAGCGACGAACGCCTTCGGCTCCGGGGTGGGCGACTGCATGATGACGTTCGTGGCTTGAGGGGGGTTGCGGTGGCGATTCAAAAAGCTGTTCGGGTCATGACGTGGGCAGTGGCGGATGGGGTCTCGACGTCGTTTTCGTTTAATTTGAACATCAGCCCTTATTGGGTCGGGACCAGCGGTCCTACTAGCGTAGCAGGTGCTATCGTCAATTGGTTCGGCGGGGCGTCTTCCAGTAGCAAGTTTCCGCCTCCGACAGGTGTCGTGGCGATCGCTGGAGCTGATTCAGCGACCCTCGACAGTCCGGTTGTCACGGTTAACGTGCCGGTACAGCCGGCCGGATCGAGACACGAGGTCATCCTCGATCTGTTGTTCGATTGATGGGGTTACGGTAGAATGCGTGGAAACCAGCAGGAGGCAAACATGGCCGAGAAGTCGAAAGTGGAATCCGAAAAGAATGTCGAGTTTGCTAAAGGGGGTTCGGACAATCACATGTTCGGACCGCAGGCGGCGGGCCCGGACAAGCCGGGCGACACCGGCAAGGATCAGAGCAGCGCTCCTGGTGCCAAGTTCGCCAGCGGCGGATCAGGCAAGATGTTCGGATTCAATCCGTCAGTGCCGGCGACGGCCGGGCAAACAGGTGCCCGCTGATGGCACGAGGAATGGGACCGCGCATGCCCAAGGTGCCGATGCCGAAGGCGCCCAAGCCGATCGACCCCACCAAGGCCGTATCGGTGCCCCCGCGGCTCAAGCCCATCTCCACCCGTGACTACGGCAAGGGCGGCACGCCGCTTTCGGGAGCGCCGAACTTCGGCGTCCAGGGCGCCGGCATCGGCTACGGAGGGCCAAAACCCTATGGCACCATTTAAGAAGCATCTTACCCCCCTTTCGAAGCACGGCCGCGTGGTCAAGCATGTCGGCAAGGGTTCGTCTCAGCGGCCTATGAACCCGATGGCGCCGCCGCAGAGTAGCTTTCCTGCGGATCCGCAGCCGACCAGCGATCAGTCGCAGATGCCGGCCCCGCCGTTGGGCGGGCCACCGCTCGGCTCGAGCCCGCCCATGGCCGGGACCCCGCCCGGGGTGCCTGACCCTACCGACCCAGGGCAATGAGCACGAAACGCGCAAAAACTCTTTCCGCCGGGGTGACAACGACAGTGTCACCGCAGACGATCGATTGTCTGGTAGAGTGGTACGACATTGCATTCTACAGGTACCTCGTGTTTCTTCATGACGAAATACGCCGTCGTTTGCGCGACGATTCTGGTGTGCTGCCGGAATTCCTCGACATCGAGGTGAAGCGGGTGATGGCTCGCACATTGTCGAGATGAGCGTATCGACCAAGGAAATTTCTGAAGCGACCCGGTTCCTGCGGAACGCGGCCCCGCAGCAGTACGAGAAATTCGTCGCTGCTTTTGCTAATTATTCGGCCCAAACCACCGACCTGATGGTGCAAGCGACTGGCGATCTGCCGGTCATGCAGGGCCACGCCCAGCAATGCAAGAAATTGCTGCGCATCCTGGAGGAGATAAGACATGGCTGACGTGACCGTCGACGAAAAGCCGATGGCGAAACTGCCGATCGATCCGGACTCGATCCCCGACGCCGTGAAAAAGCGTGCCGCGGCGGTCGATGCGCTTTACAACAAGAAAGGCCAGCTTGCTGAGCCCGCGCCGGAGCAACCCTCTGCCCCGCCGCCGGAAGCTCCGGCTCCGCAGGCGCCGGCTCCCGCCGCCCAAGCCACACCACCGGCTGAGCCAGCGCCTGCGGAACCCGCTCCTTCCTCCGAGCCCAAGCCTGAGAATTGGGAGCATCGCTATCTGGCGATGAAGGGGCGCTATGACGCGTCGCAGAAGACGCTCGCCGAGATGCAGGAGCAGATGACCCAGCTCGGTAACGAACTGTTACAGACCCAGCAGACGGTTTATCACAATGGGCGCACCGCACCGTCTTCGCTGCCGCCGCCACCGGCTTACGTGACGGAGCAGGACGTCCAGAACTACGGCAGCGACCTGATCAACTTCACCCAGCGCGCCGCCGCGCAGGCGCTAAGCCCCGAGCTGCAGGAGATCAAGCAGCAGAACGCCGAGATGCAGCGGCGCCTCGCGGTCGAGGCGCGGCGGAACCTGGACCAGCGCCTCGAGCTCGCGGTGCCGAACTTCCGCGACGTCGACCGCGATCCCCGCTGGCACAGGTGGCTGCTCTCGCTTGACATGCTTTCGGGCCGTGTTAGACAGCAATTGTTGAACGAAGCGATTTCAGCGGCCGACGCCCCTAGAGTCATCTCGTTCTTCAGAGGATTTCTACAGGAAGAGCAAGCCACGGGTCACATCGAGCCTTCGCCCGCCGTTCAGCAGGCCCCGCCTCCTCGAACCCCGGCCGTCGATCTAGGCTCCTTGGCAGCCCCTGGCAGGGCCAGGCCGGCAACCGGAGGCGATGCCTCGGTGCCGCCCGACAAACCCATCTACTCACGCGCCCAAGTCAAGCAGCTGTACGAACAGCACCGTAAAGGTGCGTATGTCGGTCGCGAAGCCGAGTGGGCTCGGCTGGAGGCCGATATGTTCGCAGCCCAGCGCGAGGGGCGCTACCGATAAACCGGGGGCCGCCCGTATCCTAAAAGGACCGGTAGCTCCCAAGCGATGGAGCTACCCTCATGCCTATCCCGAGTGCGGGTTTTCCTGGCGCAACGTCAGGCTCAGTCCCGCCCCTGACCCCCGTAGGGTCTACCGGCAACCTACTCCAATCGACGGGATTCATCCCTCTCTGATCTCGGGGATGGTAGGCTTGACCTCAACAGGAGATTTGGTCAGCCAAGCTGGTTAGATTTCCGGCCAGCTTAAAACTGGATCTGAAGAACGGGGACCGATAAGGAACCCGATGCAAGCGCAAAAATCGCGAGCTAATGCCCGGAGGGCTAATTGTTCAGCGAGAAGTACCTAGCGGGTTTCGCCGACGCCGACGGTCATCTGTCGGTTCGAGCTAGGATCGGGGCAAGACCTGATCTGGTGTTCGAGATGGCGCAGAGAACGACACATTCAGATGTGTTGGCTTATGCACATGAGCTTTTTGGTGGGATTCTTAGAACCGAGCAGGTTCTCTACACCAAGCTTAGCCTTCGTGGCGGACATGCTAGAAAAGCGTTTGAGCGCCTGAAGAAGTACCTTGTTCTGAAGCGCGACCAAGCGGAGAGGTTTTTGGACCTTGTAGACCGCTCGGTGGTTCTAAAGACTGAGGACGATGTAAAGGCGGTACGCCAGCGTGTGAAGGAGATTCGAGCTTACGGGGCAACTCAAGAGCCGAATTTTCCAGCACGTAAGTGGATGGCGGGATACGTTGACGGTGATGGTTCGTTCAACGTCAAGGTCTGTAAGAAAACAGGCTATGCGTATCCTTCATTGGTAATTTTGGCGGCTCCAAATTACTTCGTGGGCATAACCCTTCTTCATAAGGCGTTTGGCGGCCAGTTACAGGCCATGGGGCAGAATGCCGTGTGGGCTGTATCTTTAAGCCAGCCAAGCAAAATCAAGCAGGTACTCGGCCATTTTGCCCAGTATCTGGTCTTGAAGAAGCCTCAAGCGTATTTTCTTTTGGGGTGTGCAGAGAAAGGCAACCTCCGTGATGGAGAAGCCATTCGCCGCACCATAAAAGCCCTAAACGCGCAGCAGCACAGACTGAGCGATCCAGCCGCAGAGGCCGCTCGATTTGTCCAAGAGGTTCGGTTCGATGTACCGACCAGACCTTTAGGACGCCCGAAAGGGGTGATTGAGCTACAACCTCGGCGGAAGCGACAGTCGGCTCCGTAGAATATACGGACTGCGAGAAATTTTATGCGTCGACCGTTTTGTCGGCGATCAGCAATACCGACTACGAAGGCGAGATAGCGAACCAAGGCGACCGGGTGAAAATCCGGACGAAGCCTACGATCACGATCCGCAAGTATCAGGCGGACGGTTTGCTTGGTCTTGACCGACCGACTGGAGGCTCGGTCGAACTCTACATCGGCAATGGCTTTTACTTCTCTCTGATCCTCGACGACGTGATGGAGGTGCAGAGCGATCTGAATGTCTTGTCTATTTGGTCAGACGATGCAGCTCAGCAGCTAAAAATCGCAGTCGACACGGAAGTGCTCGACGGCATCGTCGGCCAATGCTCGGCGCAGAACCGCGGTGCGACGGCCGGGAAATACAGCAATCTCAACCTCGGGATCAAGGGCACGCCGATCACGGTGGTCGGGCAGGGTGCGACGGCCGGTCAGTCCAATCTGATCGATCTGCTTCTGCGCATGGGGGAGTGCCTCGACGAGCAGAACATCCCGGAGCAGGGCCGCTGGGTGGTGATGCCGGCGTGGGCCGGGCGGCAGATCAAACAATCGGAACTGCGTCAGGCTTATCTGTCGGGCGATCCGGTGAGCATGTTGAGAAACGGTAGACTGGGCATGATTGAACTTGCGATCCTTCACTAGGAAAGCTAGTGTCGAAAACCGGGTGAACTCAGGGAAAGCTAAACTGTGAATGAAGTAGTCGCATGGCGTCTTTGGAAGATCGTGGGTCAGTTCACCGCTGACCACCGCGCAATGCTAGCGATCGAGTGTCCAGATTGTCAGCACAGGTACACTATCCGGCGCACGCAATACCGGACTTTTCGTACCTGCAATCGCTGTCGGTTTGTTGTTCAGAACCGAAAAAATCTGGGCCAGCATCGTGGCGCGGGTGACCTTACTCGGACGTTTTATAACTACTTTCGGAATGGAGCTAGACGGCGCAACATCCCGTTCGATGTAAGCATTGAATATCTATGGAACCTCGCGGTTCAGCAGGATATGCGATGCGCGCTGAGTGGCTTGGAGTTCGTTTTTCCCACCATTCAAAACGGTGTTGGCAACTGGTCGGCTGACTACAATGCTCAGCAACGCATTCGTACAGGCGCCGGACGCATCGATGTAGCGTCTCTCGACCGTAGGAATTCTACGCTGGGCTATGTGGAAGGCAACGTTCAGTGGGTCAACAAGTGGATGAATATGGTGAAGAACGGTCTCGCTCACGACGAGTTTGTGCATGTATGCCATCTCGTTGCTTCACGGCATGCCGATCCTGAGCCGAGCCGCCTGAACTGGTTCCCCTATGGCAGGGGATGTGTAGGGCGGAAGGTGCAGAGACTAGAAGGTGAGGCCGCCAGAGCCGATAAGCCTTCCACGAGCGCCCGGCGCCGTAACGGGAAAGCCGACGGTGATGATATAGTCCGACACTCCGGAGAAATTCGGAGGGCAGAGGGTTAAACTCCCGCTGCATAACAGATGGATAGGTTTACCTTGTACATCAGCAACCTGCTGCCGACCAACACAACCGATTCGACCAACTTCGCAGCGGGCGAGTTCCCGATCTTCGCAGGGCATGCCCACGGGATTACGTTCGCAAGCCAGGTGAGTAAATTGGAAACGTTGAGGAGTGAGTTGACCTTTGGGCAGATCCTTCGTGGCCTACAAGTCTATGGCTATCAAGTCATTGATGGCACTGCACTTTGTCAGGCGCAGGTCATTTCTGGAGGTTAAGGTACGCTCATTGTTAACAGAGGGGGTTTACAGCCCCCTTTGTATAAATGTTAGTTCCATGTGTGTGGCCGTCTCTGGAGAAGCCCCATGCCGACTAGCCCAAGTTTTTTCGGGAATTTCAGCGACCGCGATCAGCCGACACTTGCCACCGTCGCCGATTACGTTGCCGACGCGCGCACGCTGTTGCAGGATATCGTTCCGCCTTATCGGTATGACGACGCTTCCTTGCTGACGTCTCTAAATGTCACTCTGCTGGAAGCACGGCGGCTGCGCACTGATCTGTTCATCTTTAACATGCGGACGCGCGGGCAGACGCAGGCGTTCACTGAGGTGGATGACACCTATGTCGACATGGAGCCGCAGTTCCGGTTGGCGATCCTGCACGGGATATGCGCGCACGCGCTGGAACGCGATCAAGAGGACGTCCAGGACAGCCGGGCGACTTCGTATTTCGCACTGTTCAGCGCCGGGCTGGTCGGTCGCGCGTTGCCTGGCGTGGCCGGTGGTTCAGGGCCAGGCAGAGGACAACAAGGACAACAAGGACAATGAGCAAATCCAACCTTGCGGGCTACTGGGTTAAAATTCTCGGACAGGCTGACACTGCGTTGATGGGGGCTTCGCAGGCTGCCATGCAGGCACAACTGTTCGATGTGCTGGATGAATTTTTCAATGACTCGAATTGCTGGCAGGAGAACATCGGCATAACGGTGATACCGGGGTTGCTGGACTATCCGTTGCATCCGTCGACTGGCCGGATATTGCGGCTGTACGGTGTACTGGATCAGAACAACGTGCCGCAATCGGCGGTCATGCCGGTGATCGGGACGGTGCATTTTCTCTATCCCTATACGAACACGCAGCCGATGACGGCCATCGTCGTCAAGAACGTGACCGACCCGCTGGAATGCGTACCGCCGCATATTCCGGATTGGGTGCTGCCAGCGCACGGTCAGGCGATTCTCAGTGGCATTCTCGGCAACATGATGCTGCAGCCGGGGCAGAGCTATTCCAATCCTACGCTGGCGCAATTCCATCTGACCAGGTTCCGCGATAAGATCGCGCGTGCGCGGGTGGCGATGATGCGGGCGAATACCGTCGGCTCGCAGGCGTGGGCTTATCCGCAGCAGTTCCGGGTGACGGGTCAGAAGCGCGGCATGAGCACGTACAACGTCAATCCGACACCAACGCCGTTGAGATAGCGCCATGAACAAGCATAGCGTTACTTCGGCGTATGAGCCGATGGTTGTGGACAACAACGGCTCATGGAGTGACGCCTACCAGTTCGACGATCCCGACGATCTGACGTGGACGTTGAACGGCTGCAGTTTTGAAATGGACGTTCAGCTCAACGCCTATGACAAGACGCCGTTGCTGTCGCTCACGACCGCCAACGGGCGGATAATCACCGACGACGTCGTGCAGCGGGTCATTCACTTCAACGTAACCGCTGCCGACATCCAGGCTAATCTCGACCCTGGAAATTACTTCTACGATCTCGTGATGATTGATTCTTATGGGGTCCGTTGGCCGTTCATGCACGGAACCGTAAAAATCGTACAAGGAATAACTTACCCCTGACGAGGTGACACGGTGGCGGTTATAAAGAACGAACCGGCTATCGTGTCGACGCGACCCGTCGTGGTTGTCGGCGGCCATACGGGTCCGGCTGGCGGTCCGACGGGCGGCACCGGTCCTACGGGCCCTACCGGAGCGGCGGCTACCGGGCCTACCGGACTTGGCGCGTTCACTGGACCAACAGGCGCCATAGGCCCTACCGGACTGGCAATCACAGGTCCGACGGGATCGATCGGCGTTACGGGCCCGGTGGGCATCGGGACGCTTGGGCCGACGGGTGCCACGGGCGCCAGCGGGCTTGGGCTCACGGGTTCTACGGGCCCTACGGGCGTGCCGGGTACGGCGTCTGCGACCGGTGCGACAGGTGCCACTGGTCCGACAGGGCGCGTGGGTCAGACTGGGCCAACCGGTGTTTCTGGATCTGCCGTCAATACAGGAGCCACCGGACCGTCGGGTGCGGCTGGTACGACGGGTCCTATTGGGCCGACGGGCCTTCCTGGATCGGCGGGAGCACAGGGGCCGGTAGGTCCTGCAGGTCCTGGTGGATCGGCCGCCAACACCGGCGCTACCGGGCCGACGGGAGCCGCGGGAAGCGGTGGAGGTGGTGGTGGCGGCGGCTACACGGGCTCGAGCACGCCGCCGGCTTCTCCGACGCCGGGCTATCTCTGGTACGATCTGACGACTGGCATTCTGTCGATCTGGGTCGATGACGGCAATTCAACGCAGTGGGTGCAGGTGGCGCCGCCGCTGGCTGGGCCGACGGGGCCGGCCGGGAGTGGTGGTAGTGGTGGAGCGGTGACGTTGCTTATGCCGGGGTGGACGACATGATCGACTTCCCCAGCAGCCCGTCCGTCGGTCAGACTTACACGTACAATAGCGTGACCTACACCTACACATCGCAAGGTGTGTGGGTGGTTCAGGTGACGTCGGGTCCGCCAGGGCCGTCCGGTCCTACCGGCGTCTCGGGCCCGACGGGGCCGGGAGGATTGGGGCCTACGGGGCCGACGGGAGTTTCTGGTGTTGGAACGCTTGGGCCGACGGGAGCTACAGGTGCTGGAGCTACAGGTCCAACGGGAGCGGTCGGTCCCACGGGTGGCGGTGGATCAGGTACAGGTGGTGCGGGTCCAACCGGACCAACGGGAGATGCAGGTGGTGCGGGAGCTGCAGGTGCGACCGGACCAACCGGATCGACTGGGAGTGCGGGTACTCCAGGCACGCCGGGTACACCTGGTGTTACCGGACCGACGGGATCGATCGGAGCAACCGGTGCAGGCGGTGCTGGTACGATCGGGCCGACGGGGAATACCGGACCAACGGGATCGGCTGGTACGGCAGGCGGGGCGGGTTCTGCTGGAGCGACCGGGCCGACAGGAGCCACGGGGATGACCGGGCCTTATACAACGGCGATCATAGCAGGAGGGCTATTCTGAATGTTTACGTCGGCGCAGCAATTCGGCTTCAAGTTCGGCAGCGCTGAATTGATCGAGCTTGGCGTATTTATATCGCCATTCTTTGCGAGGACGCAGGTTATTTTGTTGTTCCTTTCGAGTTGCCCAGCGCACGTTATCAGGAGAATACGGGCCATTATTATCTATGCGGTCGATAGAGGTGTTGGGCGGGCGATCCCCAACGTCCATAAGAAACAATGTAAAGTCATCCCACCGTTCGCAAACTGTAATGCCGCGTCCGCCGTAATTCATATAGTTTGGATGTTTTGGATTGTTACAGCGATAGCGCATATTTCTCCAGACGTTATAAAGAGGGTGTGGGTTTTTGTCTCTGGCATAGCCATGACTATAGTTTCCTCTCTCCCAACATCCACAAGAAGCAACGTAGCCGCATCGAAGATTGCTTCCGGAAGCAGTAAACTGGTTTCCGCAGTCACATCGACACAGCCATTGCAGACGGCCGTTTCTGTTTCTTCCAACCGGTTGGATTGCAGTCAGACGACCAAATTTTTGATTTGTGATATCGATGCGTTTGCCCATAAGACCGGTTCCATCGGTTTGAGGGAAGTAGCGAGGTCAGTGTTGGAAGCACTGACCTCGCTGCGCACTATAGCCTCGTTGGCGAAGGGAGGCTAGTCTCATGGTTGATTATAACACCACTATATATTGCAACGCGGGAGATCAGAGCACTACAGGCTATTACAGTGTTGCCAAGCGGCCCCAGAACGCGGCCGTCGCCGCGGGTCAATTGGTTCGTCAATTTACGGCTCCGGCTGTCGGCAGCGAGCGTGTATTTATCTGTGTTGTTGCTGGTACGACCGCGAACACTACGGACGCTACTTGGACGCTGACTAGAGGTGCAAAGTCGACGGACGGTACCGCGACGTGGCAGGAAGTCACTGGCATTGCTGCCGTCAACGGTGATCTGACCAACACCGTGAATTGGACGCAAGCGAAGGCGATCGGCACGCCGACGCTGGGGACGATCATCCAGCGTAATAGCGGCGCGAGCTATTGGATTTGCAGCACTGCTGGCACAATGGGAGCGAGCGAGCCTGCGTGGCCGAACAACACGGCGGGAACGACCCAGGCGGATGGGACGACCACATGGACTTGCCTTGGTGTGGTTGGTAACTTCACTGGCGGTCAAGCTCCGCACGCCCGCATCCCCAACGCCGCCACCGTAAACTGGTTCGCGCCCGGCAACACGATCTACGTCGGCGACAACCACGCCGAGTCGCAGGCCACAGCGATTACGATTACTCCGTCAGTCAGCGCTACAACCATTGGCAAGATCGTATGTCATAACCATTCCGGCAGCTATCCACCGGCATCGGGTGATTTGAGGACAACTGCAACCGTATCGACGACCGCTGCGGTAAATTTGACCTTCAATCCGTCCAACGGCGCGGTCTATGTTTACGGGATCACGTTTCTGGCTGGTGTGGGAACATCGTCCGGTACATCAGCCATCATCCTGACACCGATCAACGCTTATTATTTTTTCGATAATTGTGTTCTCAAGATTTCGAATACTTCCGGCACCTCGACCATTCAGTTGAACACTACTGCTGCCGGGGCTATCATCTGGAATAATTGTACAGTGGGCTTCGGTGCGGTCGGACAGTTTATCGATGTAGGCACCGCTATTTTCACTTGGCAAAATACCGGACAGGTGCTGGCGAGCGGATCGACAGTGCCCACCGTCTTGTTGGGGACTTCTACCAGCAGTCGTTTGGTCAGCACCATTCTGGAGGCGCTCGATCTAAGCCAGATCACGAGCACTCTTATCGGCACGACCAGCATCGTCGCGATGGGCAACACGGTGATCAAGGACTGCAAGCTGAATGCTTCTACCGCGATCGTGCAATCGGGAAATTTTGGGCAGACAATTCAGATTGTTCGCTCCGACAGCAGTGGTACCGGCTACAAATCAGCCCGCTATCAATATGAAGGCACCGAAACCACCGAGACGTCGATTACCCGCGTTGGTGGCGCATCCGATCCTACCGGTCAGGCACAGTCGCGCAAGATCGTCACCACCGCCAATTCGCAATGGCTGCGGCCGTTCAAGGCGGAGCCCTACGCGATATGGAATCCGAGGACGGCTGCCAACGTCACGGTGACGGTGTGCGGTACGATCAACGCTGGTGCACTGCCAAACAACGACGATATTTGGTTGGAGGTTGAATATCTCGGATCGGCGACATTTCCGATCGGAACGATCGTCATCACGACTAAGGCCAACGTGTTGGCGACTGGTTCGGCAGTGGCGTCAGATGGCTCAACGTGGAATGGCGGCGGCAGTGGTGTTGGCTGGTCGCCTTTCAAACTCACCACCACGCTGTCCTCACCGCAGCCCGGCATGGCCGGCTATCTGCACGCGCGAGTGCGAGCCGCCAAACCGAGCACGACGTTCTACATCGATCCACAGATCACACTGAGCTAGCTCCATGGCAACGCAACCTTCCGTTCCTGCTCCAATCATGACGCGGCCAGTGGTCGTTGTCGGTGGTCCTACTGGATCGGCTTCTGGTTTGACAGGGCCCACAGGACCGCAAGGAGCTATTTCCGTCACCGGCGCTACCGGTCCGCAGGGCGCTACCGGCGTTGTCGGCTACACGGGTCCGACAGGTTCTCCTGGTGCCGGTGCTTTCACGGGGCCGACGGGTAACACGGGGCCACCCGGGATCGGCTCGCCGTCGACGGTGGCGGGGCCGACGGGTCCACAAGGGCCCCCGGGAGCCACCGGCTCCGATGCCGGCGCCGCGCCGAATTTCAATTACGCAAATGCGCCGACGCCGGCCGGCAATGTGTCGATTACCGAGACAGCCATGGGTCTGGGCCAATCCGGCTGCGTGATTACGCCAAATAAATCCGGGAAAGTGCTGGTCATCTTTTCCGGCATGGTGCGGAATTCAACGGCTGCTGGCGATGGCGTACAGCTCACTGGCCGTTACGGTTCTGGTACCGCGCCAGCCAATGGTGTCACGACAGGTCTGGGAGCTGCATTCAGCATACCGCAGAGCTTCATCGCTTCGACCACGACGGGGCGGCAGGGGTTCTGCTTGCACTATGTCTTCAGCGGTCTGACTCTTGGTACACAGTGGTGGTTCGACATTTCGTTGGTCGCCATATCGGCCGGCGGGGCGTCCGTCTTCGACGTGCAGTTTTCGGCGGTCGAGCTTTGAGATGAGCAACCCAGCTCCCGCAGCACCGATCGCGACCCGCCCGGTTGTGGTGGTGTCGGGGCCTGCTGGCCCGTCCGGTCCTGCGGGTGGTCCTGGCCCGACCGGTCCTGCTGGCGGTCCGACGGGCCCTGTAGGGGCAACGGGGGCGCTTGGTGCTCTCGGTGACGTGGGCCCGATCGGACCGACGGGTGCTCCCGGCACCGCATCGGCAACCGGTGCTACGGGCCCGGCTGGTATCGGACAGACCGGGCCGACGGGTGCTCCCGGTCAGGCGGCTCTCCAAGGCGCAACTGGTCCGACGGGAGCGCAGGGTCCAGTGGGGTTCGTGGGAGCCAATGGGCCACCTGGTCCCGCCGGGGCGAGTTTTACGGGACCCACTGGCGCGTCGGGACTGGCCGGGGTGCAGGGCGCGGTGGGGCCGGCGGGACAGCAAGGCATCGCAGGAATAGCGGGACCACAGGGCATCGTGGGCTCGACGGGACCGACCGGACTGACAGGTGCGTCTGGATCGACAGGAGCGACTGGGCCGACGGGCCTCGGAGCGACAGGACCGGCGGGATTTGCGTCGGCAACCGGCGCCACGGGGCCCACGGGTCCTGGCGTCGGCGCCACCGGCCCCACGGGCGCGGCAGGCTACAATGGTGTCGATGGGCCGACCGGCTACACCGGGCCGCGCGGGCTGACGGGTCCGACGGGCCCTCTAGGCTTGACCGGACCGACTGGCAACACCGGTCCGTTCGGCGTCGGGCCCACGGGCCTGGGCGCTACGGGCCCGATCGGCAACACCGGCCCCACTGGCTCACTCGGTCAGACCGGCCCGACCGGACTGACCGGCCCTCTCGGTATGACGGGGTCGACCGGCGTTACGGGACCGGCTGGTACGTCGCCGGCCGTGAAAGACGCCTTCCGGGCCAAGCTGGCGACCAATCAGACCGGCATTGTCGACAGTACGAACACCAAGATGCACTTCGCCAGCAAGGTGTTCGACGTCAATAACAAGTACGATGCGACCAACTTCCGTTGGACGCCGTCGGCCGGGATCGTGCATCTCGGAGCAGGCTTGTATTTTTCGGCCGGAGTACGGAACAACGTGTTCCCGCAAGTAATGATCTTCAAGAACGGCGCCTGCATCGTGCAAAATGGCGCGCAGTCAACGTCGAATTCGGCGTATACTCAGGTGGATACCGTCGACCAGGCCAACGGCACTGACTACTACGAGTGCTATTGCTTCTCACCTTCCGCCACCACGACGACGGTGGCTGCGGTCAATTTCGTCACGACGTTTTACGGAGCGTTGCTATGAGCGAGGATACGATCGTCGTGCCGGAGCAGGACAGGATAGTGCTGGTGCGCGACGAAGAACGTGTGATCGTGGTGCCGGGAGAGCATAGGGTCATAGAGGTGTACGACGATGATTTTAGGTAGCCGGACTCACACGGCAGGCGACGTCATTCGTTGGCGTGTGGATTACGACGACTGGCTGGACAACGCCGCTACGATTGAACAGATCGATGTCGAGTCCAATTCCGCGACTTGCACTGTCGGCAACATATCGATTTTGGGGCGCGAGATCGTGTTTTTCTTGTCCGGCGGCGGCGTCAATGAGCAGGTAACACTGTCGCTGACGATGACTGACAGTCTAGAGAACGTCAAACATGACTCGCTTTCTTTCATTGTGGTCGCGCCATAGGAGGACAACATGGCTGTTATCGTGTTCAACCAGTACAATGCAGGCGGTGTTTTCAAGCAAATATCTGATGCTGATGCTCAGGGTCCGGGCACTACGTACAATCAGTATGCGGCTGGCGGTGCGTGGGAGCAGCTGCGCGTCGTCTGCGGCTCTCCGACACTCGATCAACGTGCGGCTGGCGGGGTTTGCGCTGCGCTAGCTACCGGAGCTGCATAAGATGGCTCAGCAAAAAACCGACTCGATCATCAAGGCGGAAGAACGGGTCGCCAAAATTCGCGACGAATCCGCGCGCATCGCGCTCGAGCGCGCCGAAGCCGAAGCAAGGCAGAAGGCCCATCGCGCCTCGCAGGATGTGGAGGCTCGCAAGGTTGCGGAGGACGATCTCAAGCAGGCGAGCTCGAACCCGAACCTCGAGCCTGCAACGCGCGATCAGTTGCTCGAGCGTATCCGGCAAATGCGCGAGGAGAAGCCGGTCGAGATCACGCCGGTACCGCATCGCACGCCGCGGCAGCAGGCGGAATACGAGGCCGAGGTCGCGATGGGGCGAGCCATGGTGGCGAAGGCCGAGGCGGAAATCGAGCGCACCCGCGAAGTCCAGCGGAAGATCGCAGCCGATCAGCGGGAACGGGAAGGAACCATGACACCGGTCTATCACCCAAATCCAACGCAGGAAGAAGCGTTCCCAGTCAGTGGCGCAACATTCGGTAAGCCGCGAACATGACGCTATTTACACGTACCCCATGGCCGTTTGTTATTGGCCGATTGTTTTGGGGTCGCCCAGCGGGTATTGGCTGGGGTGTAGTTACCGTTATTGTTGATCCTATCCAGAAGGTAACCGGGCGGTCGTTTTCCCATGTCCGCGATAAAGTTCACAAAGCTTTCCCAGCGTTTGCACACTCGTATGCCGCGTGCGCCATAATAGCTGTATTTTTGATCTGTTGGATTTTCGCAACGTGCATGCATAGTGCGCCAGATACTATAGAGAGGGTGCTCTTTTCCATGTCTAGCGTGACCGTGTCTGATACATCCGCATGAGCGAACATCACCAACTATAAGTGAACAGGCGTAAGCATGACGAGAGTTACCACAGTCGCATTTGCACCACCAAAGGCGACCACGTCCAGTACCTTTGGCGAGCAGTCGGATTGCGACCAGTTTACCAAAACGCTGACCTGTGATATCTATCGGTTTGGGCATCGGACTGCTCCTACAGTTCGTGTGTCAAGTGGTGAGGCCGGTGTTCAAGCACCGGCCTCACTGCGCATTGTAACACGAGGACCGGCGTGTCTGCAATAAAGCTCGAACAATTTGGCGGAATGCTTCCGGCTTGGAGCGATAGATTGTTGCCGCCGGGCCAAGCGAGTTATTCTTTGAATGCATATTTGTTTTCTGGGGAGCTTAGAGGTTGGATACAACCGAAGCTGCTTTACACCCTGAAGAACAGCACGTTCAAGCACGCCTATCGCATCCTTAATCCAAACCCTAACGACACGACGATCACCGCCAGCAACTCATTTTGGTGGGAGCACGCGGACGCGGACACGACGGTGCTGCATAGCCCGGTGGTTGATGACAGCTACAACCGGTTCTATTACGCCAGCCCGAGCACGGTCCCGAAGTACAACACATATGACCGCATCATAGCCGGCCAGCCTGACTGGATACTCGGCGTGCCCGCTTCGGGTTGTCCGCCCGGTGTCACGGTCGACGGCGGCGGCGATACCAGCCAGGTCGGCAACGTGACGGTGCTGCCTGCCGCAGCGGGCATGACCGACTACCGGCCGGGCAATGATATTTTCCTGACTCCGATCGTGCCTGGTGGCACCATGCTGATTCAGTCGGTCAGCTTCATGCCGGCATCGTCGGACGGCGCGTTGAATTTCCAGGCCGTCGTCTATTCCGATCTCAATGGCGCTCCGGGCCAGCTTCTCGGTGCTGGCGACCAGATCACCGGCATCTCGGCCGGGACGACGGCGGTAGGCACGTTTCAGAACGGCGTCTCGGTCATCAGCAATACGACCTACTGGGTCGGGATTGCACACGACAATCCGTTCTACCTGAACATTGCCGACAATCGCGTTCAGAACGGGGCGTCAGGCTCCCATACCTTTTCGAACGGCCCGCCCGATCCGATCGCAGCAACCGGTGGCTTTCCGGTCTGGCAGATGTGGGGCGATCTGCTCGGCGCGTCAGTGTTTGTTGCTCGCGCTTACGTCTACACCTGGGTGACGGCTTACGGCGAGGAAGGGCCACCCTCGGAGCCTACCGTCGTCAACGGATGGTCGAACGCGACCTGGACCGTGAGCCTGTTCACGCCGACCCCCGCCGACATGGGGGTTGATCGCAACATCACGCATACGCGCATCTACCGCTCGATCACCAACGTCTCTGGCCAGGGCACCTATTTCCTGGTGGCGGAAATCCCGGTCACCCAGGCGGTCTATGTCGATACGATCGACGACGCGACCGTGGCACTCAATTCGCAGCTGCAGTCACTCTACTGGTACGCCCCGCCGTCCGATCTGAAAGGCTTCGTGGCGTTCCCGAACGGGATCGCGGTCGGCTGGAAGTCAAACGAGGTGTGGTTCTCGGAACCATATCGCCCGCACGCCTGGCCGCCGAATTATGTGCTGACGACGGCGTTCCCGATTGTCGGCGTCGGGGTGTGCGGGCAGGCGATCGTGGTCTGCACCCAGAGCACGCCCTACGTGATCACCGGGGTCAATCCCTCGGCGATGTCGATGATCAAGATCAACCTGGCGGAACCGTGCCTGACCCACGGCTCGATCGTCGCGACCGACACGACGGTCCTGTACGCCTCGCAGAACGGCCTGATCCAGATCAGCCAGTCGGGCGCAGGCGCCAACATCACTGAGGGCTGGATCACCCGCGAGCGCTGGCAGGCGCTGACGCCGCAAAAGCTGATTCGGGCGATCAAGCACGCGACGAGCTACTTCGCCTTCGGCACGACCTCGGGAGCCGATGTCTCGGTGGCGCAGCAGGGCTATACGGTCGAGCTGTCGACGCAGGACCAGACCAGCTTCACGATCTGGCCCGTCCCGGGCGGCCACCGACTAGGTTTTAGTGAACTTAGTAGCCCCAACGGATTTAATGTTGACAACGTACTGCAAGACCCCTGGACCGGAGTTGGATTGTTGGTTCAGTCAGGCGGCATCTGGTACTACGATTTCACCGAACAAGATCCAGTTATTGTCCCATATAAGTGGAAATCGAAAACCTACCAACAACTAAGCGCGAAAAACTTTTCCGCAATGAAGCTGTGGTTTACGGTACCGACCACCACGCCTGCACAAGGAGATCGTAATACAGCAGAGCCGCAGCCGATATTAGGTCCAGATCAATACGGGATTGTGAGGGTGTACGCGGACGACCAACTCTATCAAACAAGAGAGCTGCGCAGGAGCGGGGAGTTGCTGCGTATCCACAGCGGCATCAAGGCCGAGGCTTGGGCTTTCGAGGTTGAGTCAAGGGTCCAAATCTCGAACTGGCAAATTGCTACGAGCGCGAAGGAGCTCGGGCTGATTTAGAAGGACGCCTATTCGCGGCCTGTTCCTTGGGAGTAGACCACTTGATGTTGCCTGGTTCGTAATGGCCATCGTTGTTGATGCGATCGAGAGACTTACCGGGCGGACGGTCACCAATTTCAGTGGTGACATCAGCAACGAATTTAACGATGTTACGCCGCCATTTCGGAGCTTTGATTCCGCGACCGCCGTAGTTTTTATATCTTTTATTGTTCGGGTTGTAGCATCGTTGAATCATAGTTTTCCAAATACCGTAGAGCGGATGCAATTCCCCATCTTTAGCGTAACCGTGGCGATAAAACCTCGCTCTGCAACCGCAAGAGCGGACGTGATCGCGCAGAAGATCATGGGGAGTGACGAGCTTTACATTGCCGCAATCGCATTGGCAAAGCCACAATATGTTCCCGTCAGATCGTTCGGCCGTTGGCCGGATTGCAACCAGATGACTGAAACGCTGGCCTGTGATATTAATCGCTGTGGGCATCGGACTGCTCCTACAGTTCGTGTGTCAAGTGGCGGGATGGCGCGTCCAACGCCATCTCGCTGCGCACTATAGCAGAGAGCAACGATATGAACAAACCCCTTCGGCCCATGACGTTCGCGAACGGCGGCATCGCGCCGGTTTGCCCGACCTCCCGCTCGCAGTTCCCGGCAGCGCAGCCGATGTCGAGAGCGGTTCCGATCGCGACCGATCTGCCGTCGGCGATCCGGGCCATCAATCAGCTCATCATCATGATGGAGACGCCGAAATGGCAGGAGATACATCGGGTGGTGACGCCGGTGCGGATATTCAACCCAAATGACAGTAGTCAATGGGTGGATGTCGAGCGCATCGCAAGCCTGACGTTCCAGGATCAGACAACCGGTGGCTTATGGAACTGGAAGTACTGATGCCTGGGCCACAACCATACACATATGCGGAAGGCGGCGGTGCGCTGCGGCCTTACGGAGAGGATTTCTTCCAGCGGATTGTCGGCGTGCATTGGCCTAAGCCGGCCATTGCCGGTGCTGCTGCCTTTGCGACAGGTGATTTTGAAGCTTTCGTCCAATATGCCCGCACAGATTTGGCTGCCGTCAACAAAGGCAAGGCCGCGTTTGTGGAAATCATGGGTGGATTTTTCACGCTTCCGCCGTTTTATCCTCCTGGAGGAACGATCAATGCTGGCTCATTCAAGCGCGTAGGTGCTGATAGGAACAACGTAGGCGGCAAGCCGGTATTTTTGCTGGGCGGCACGGACAATGGCGGGATCGTGTCAGGTCCGCCAAAGCTTGGCGGCATAAAAGGCATCATCATAGCTTCCAAGGACGGTTACAATTGGGAGACGGTATTCACGCATCCGTCCGAGAATAAAACACCCCGTCATGGAGTTTATCTGTCTGCGACATCTACTATTATAGGTTTTGTATGGGACGAAAGCGCGCAGGCTTATTTTGCTGCCGGGCATCTTTGGATGCGGGCCGATACTGGACCAGATGAAGACTGGGACGTGCTGTATCAATCAGATGATGGATGGAACTGGCTGGAAGTCAGTCGCGTGTTGATGCCGAGCGATCTTACCCCGATTTACACTGGGCTTTTGACATCGAATTTGAACAATCCGGCGAAGCTGCCGGATGGTTTCTGGAGTGGCTCCGTGAACGCAGACGAAACATTCGGTGTTACAATTCAAGTGGCCGCTCCTCCACTTATAGACTATCGAGGTGGGTCTATAGATACCAGCCCGACCGATCAAAACGTCATAATCACCAAATACAGTGGGTTTGGACGGAAATCGAAAACCGTCAATGTCGGCTCGTTTGTCAATGCTGTATCTTATGCAAACGGCGTGTTTGTAGCCGTTGGTGGCGCGAACATCATGATTTCTGGTGACGGCGGCAATACCTGGCTTAATGCAGGCAGTTCTCCAGTTGGGATTCTTGCTGTATGCGGCGGCTGACTTTCAGGAGATAACAGATGGCAGGCGGAACATATCAAGGCTCGCCGGCGAGTGAAAGCACGTCGACTAGCTCCGGCACCCAACAGTCGACCGGCCAGCAGCAATCGGCTTCCTACATTCCGGATTATTCGCAAACCCCGATCCTCAACGAGATCGCTCAATATTCCAGGCAGATGGCGCCACAGGTCTATCAGTGGGGCATGGACCAGTTCAACAAGAACCAGGGCAACATCGACTCCATGATGCGGGACGCCCTGTCCTATGCTTCGCCGCAGCGTCAGGCGGTCGACATGGGGCAGGCCGAGGCGGGCGTGCAGCAGGCATCCGAGGCGGCCCGGCAGTCGGCGATGTCCGATCTGCAGAGCTACGGCATCGATCCTTCGGCCGGACGCTATGCGGGGCTCGACCAGGCCAATCGAGTGCAGGCGGCGGCGAGCACTGCTGGCGCCGGCAACCAACAGCGCATGGCTGACGTCGCTACCGGCAACGCCATGCAGCAACAGGCGATCTCGTCCAGCATGCAGAACGCCACCAATGTCGGCTACGGCGCGTCCAACGCGGCGAACGCGCTTCTGGGCACTGCCATGTCGTTGAAGTACCCACCGTTGGGTACGGTGTCGTCGGGGACTTCGCAGTCGTCCGGGTCCAACGTGAGCTCAAGCCAATCCCTAAGTTCCGGAGCGGGTCCTGTCATCGCCAATTTCACGCCGGGGTACAGCCAGCATTTTGGTGGCGTCATGGCGGAAGGCGGCACCGTTGGCGACAATGCCACGACTGGCGGGTTCGTCTCCAACAATCTCAGTCCATCCAACGGCGCGCAGACTGACGACGTGGATGCCCGGCTCAACGCTGGCGAATTTGTAATCCCGCGCGATGTAACCCAATGGCTTGGTCAACAACATTTCTATAAGCTGATGGCACAGGCACGCAAGGCTCGCGCTACGGCTGGTAATTCGCCCCAAGTCGGTTACGGAGCAAACTGATGGCAAAGCGCAGGATCGGCTACCAGGATGGTGGCGATGTCATGGATGACATCGGTGCGGGCCCTCCCGTCCTCAATCCTGGAGCGATGGCGCAACCCAGGCAGGCTGGTGGCGGCGGCAGGGGGTTGTCCGGCCTGATCAGCCAGGGCGTCAGCAACGCCAAACAGGAGTGCATGGAAGACGCCGTTGGGCGGGGGAGCCGCCATGCGTCGGCGGAATGCGCGGATGCCGGGACTTTTGCGCGCGGGGGCCCGGTTGGATACGCCAACGGCGGCGCTATCCAGCCCGGCGCCGACATGAACCGGCGTGCTTCTCTCCTTGCCGGCTTGCGCAAACGCTACGACGCCATGATCGGCATGGCGCAGGGCGCGCTGGCGCACCGGGACGAGGATGCAGCCATCCGTTTCGCCCAGCGGGCCCACGACATGGTGCCGGACGGCAAGAGCTTGATCCTGCATGTGCAGCCCGATGGCAACGTCCTTGCGATCGTCCACGATCCGCGCGGCGGCGAGCACAGCCGGCATGTCATGACGCCGGATCAGTTCCACCATTATTTAATCGGTCCGGCGACCAGCTTCGACCATGTGATCGAGAACGGTGTCGGGCATAATCTCGGCATCGCGACTGGGCGGCCGACGCCGCGCCAACCGGACCACCCTGCCGATCCGATCCACAAGGTGCGCCAGGTGCTGCAGCACACCCGCAAGATGTTCGGCGTCGACAAGATCGGCCAGGCCCCGCCGCGCGTGGGGTATGCGGTAGGTGGCCCGGTGCGGGTCGACGATACGTTGCCGCCGGATCCGGCATGGACAACTCAGGATGAGCGAGACAATCCGCCGCCCCCTGATGCACCGGATGACAGGCAGCCTTTGTGGGAGCAATTTGCACGCAAACATTTTGGCTACGGCGACGTTCCAGACGTCGGCACAGAGCCAGTTCCTTCTGATGATGAGGCTGATCGCACACCGTTGTACCAACAATGGGCGCAGAAACATCTCGGCCCGATCAAGGACACGATTGCGAGCTATCTCGGCGGCGCCAATGCAGCGTCTCCGCAGGAAGTAGATAGCACCCTGCAAGGCGTCGCCGAGCAAAATCCCGGCCTAACCATTCCCGAAACCGTGCAGCGGGCAGTTGCCGAGCAAAATCCGAGCTTGAACGCTTCCGGAACTACTTCGGGGGACGATAGAACTGTGGGCACTGGTTACGGTGGGGCTCAGACTAATCAGCCGTCGTCGAACGACAATCGCGAAGAGTTCTTTCGGCGATTGATGGCGGACCGGGACAAGGCGGTCAGTCAGTATGTCATTCAGGCCCCAGGGTCGCGGGCGCAAAGCAGCAGTCTGCTTCCCGAAACCGGGTTGCTGTCTTCTACTGACACCAAGACCGGAAAAGTCACGGAAACACCGCTCGGCATGCGGCAGCGCGAGGCAGCACAGACCCCCTCCCTACATGAGTTTTTGAACCCTAAACCTGCTGTCGCTGGCGCCCTTCCCGCGCCGCCGAAAATGACCGGCAACAAGGCCGTGGACGAGCACAACATAGCGATCTGGAAAGAGCAGGCGATTGCTGCTCGCGGCTCGATCAGTCAGCAGAATGCCGCTACGGCGATCCAACAGCGTGCCGCCACCGCCGCCGAGGCAGGCATGTCCAGGGATGCCATAGCGGTTCTGCGGAATATCCAGGCCAAAGGCGGCGCCGAAACGGACGATGAGAAATTCGTAGAGCGTGAATACACTACGCGCGTCAGGCAAAATCTTGAAAAAATGAAAGGTCAGGGCGGCGGTCAGGCGCAAGCAGGTGGCCAACAGCGGGTCAAAGTTGGCTCGATCGCGGAAGCACGCAAGCTGCCGAGCGGCACGCTGATAACGCTACCTGACGGATCACCGGGGCAAGTACCCTGATGGCTGATGACGACGATGACGAGTCCGATGACGACCTGCAGTCGGAGCAGCCTGTACAGGTAGCGGACGCCGGAGCCGACGACTGGTCCGCGTTCCGCACGCAGCCTGCAACGCAGCCCTCCAGACCGACCGACGAATGGGCGGCGTTTCGCCAGCCGCAAACATCCGGCGCAGGCGACGAATGGGCAGCGTTCCGCACCGGGCAACAACAACCGCAACAGCCGAAGGCCGAGAGCCCGTTCTGGACGACGCTGCGCCATGTCGCGCATGGGCTGTTGCCGTCTGCCGCTGGTCTGGCGGCAATTCCGGGCGGCATTGCAGCGGGCGCCGCCATCGGCCTACCAGAGGCGGGTATAGGTGCCATTCCGGGCGCCTTCATCGGTGGTAGCTTGGCTTACATGGGGGCACGCGCCGCTCAGGACACTGGCGCCAAGCTGCTGGGCTTCGGTGACGACCAGCAAATGGCGGCCGACGATGCCGCTAACCCCAAGTCGGCGGTAGTGGGCGACATCCTGAGTGCAGCGCCGTTCCTTGGTCCGGGTGCTGCACCCGCTGCCGTGCGGGCGGGCGGCGCGCTGTTCGGCGCGGGCATGGAGGCGTTCAATCAGTGGAAGTCGGGCGAGGATTTCGACCCAGCACGACTTGCCATAGCGGGCGCTGGTGGCGCCTTCTTGACCACGCCAACCCGGGCTGGCGAGGCGATCGGCTCCAGGGCGGCGGCTGCCATCGGTCGACCCGATCTGTGGCACGGACCGGCTGCCGGCGAGAGCAAGGGGACTGCTACAGAACAGCCATCGCCTAAAGCTGGAACGCCGGTCGAGCCTGGCGCCGCTGCAGCCACGCCGGAAGCGACGGCTCCGGCCGGCGACAGAACCGGTCCGGAGGATCTTGGCAAGGAGGCGCCGCCTGCTTCCGCCGTCCAGCAGGGGGGGGGCACCGAGGGACTAGTCCCCGATCCGGCGCTGGACGCAGCGATCCGCGCCAAGATGGAGCCAGAGGGCGAAGCTGCAGCCCCGCCGCCGGGACAAGAGCCAGCAGCTCCGGCAATCCCGTCGGTTGCCGCCGAGCAGCAGGCGCAGCCAGCAACCCCGCGCGAGGCCATCGCGCAGCGCGCCCCGGGCGAGACGGTTGGGGAGGCGATGCGGCGGCAAGTCCTGGAGCGTGGCCGCTCCGGGCGTCCGATCGAGACCGAACCGCTGCCGATCGGCACCGAGCCGGCGATCCTCGAGAAAGGCCTGGAGCGGGCGACCGGACCTCGACCCGAGGCTGAGCCGGCACCGCCAGGTCCGCCGCCGGGTGCAGGCGCGCCCCCACCAAAGCCGCCCACGGTCGGGCAGGCAGCGGCTGCGGGGGCCGGAAAGACGCCGCCGCCTGGTGCGCCGCCTAGCATGCCGAAGAACCGCTCGAACTTAAGCAATCTGTGGCGATCGATGAAGCTGCTAGTCGGGTCCGACATTGGGCCCTATGGCCGGGTAGCGGAACATGTCATTCGCGGGTCTTATGGTGAGGCCCAACGACTATTCGAGCAATCCATAAACCTGCTCAATCCACATCAGGAAACGATTAGCGCCATGAGCGCTGCGGACCGCGCGGCGATGAACAACAAGATCGAAGGTGGCGACCGGTTCCCTGACTGGCAGCCTACGCCCGAGCAGCAGCACGCGATGGACGACGTCAAGAAAGCGATGGACTTGTGGAAAGGAAAACTGCAGGGCCTTGGGCGCACAGAGGAGATGAATTTTGTCGAGAACTATCTCACGCATATGTACTCGAACCCGGAGGCCGAAACTCGTCAATTTTTCAGCCAATTTGGCAAGCGGGGCGGCGCGGGCAGCACCAAGGCACGAACCCATGCAACCTACGAGGACGCCAAAGACGCTGGTCTAACGCCAATCAGCGACAATCCGATCGAGCTTGCGACGCGCTATGGCCTGTCGATGAAACAGTTCATCGCGGCCAATGACGTCCTCGAGCGCGGGGTCAAGACCGGGGTTGTCGGATATTTCACGCCCGGGAAAATGGTCGGCGCCACCGGCTCTCCCGAACCGCACCAGGTCGGCGGACCGCCTCCCGGCTGGAAGAAACTCAATGCTCCGTCCAAAGGACCTTTCCTTGAGGCTTATGCGCCAGAGGATTTTGCCGACAAGTACAACGCCTTCTACAGCCAGGGCCTGCGAGGGGCACACGCACCCATCTACGACGCTTTGCGCAGTGCAAATGCCGGGTGGACAATGATGGAGCTCGGGCTGAACGCCTATCACTTTTTCACCATGGCCAACGAGGCGATCATTTCGGACGTGAAGCGTGGACTCGATCAGTTTTTTACCGGCCAGTTCAAGGAGGGAGCCAAGACCATCGCCGGAGCGCCGCTCGCACCCGGAACCCGCTACATCGAAGGCAAGCGGTTCCAGCGGGAGTACCTCGACCCGAACAGCACAAATCCGATTGCGTCGATCATGGCCGAAGCCAATGCACGACCGGTCGGCCGCGGACACGCCTACGACATCCTCGGCAGCGCCGGCGACGAGAACATATCCCGCGGATCGTTCATCAAGAATTTCGACAAGGACAAGATCAACTCCCAGCTCAAGCAGGCATGGGACGACGTTAAGGATGATTGGGGCCTAGCCGACACCGTCGGAAAGCAGGCCATGTTCCCATTCAAGCAGGCATCTCGCGTTCTGCAGACCGTCGGCGCCCCGCTGTTCGACAAGTACATTCCGGCGCTCAAGGCCGGTGCCATGCACGCTCAGATGGCGGACTGGCTGGCGGCCAACCCGCATATCGACATCAACACTCCGGCGGGCCGGCAGGCGGCCGTGGAGATGGCCATGAAGATTTCAGATAGCGTGGACAATGCCTTCGGCGAGATGGTGCATGACAATCTTTTTATGAACCAGGCGCTGCGGCATGCGGCGATGGTCGCCATGCGTTCGTTCTCGTGGTCGATCGGCGCCATGCGCCAAATCGGCGGGGGCACCTACGCCGCCGGCAAGGCTGCAGCACTGTCGCTCAAAACCGGTGAAAACCGCTTCAGCATGGCGCATCCGGAATTTGATCCGCGGATCAGCTATGCCATCGCCTTCCCGTTTGTGGTGGCGACCATATCGGCCATCTATCAGGGTCTGCGGGCCGGCGAAGCCCCACAAGACTGGCGCGACCTCTACGCCCCGCGGACAGGCGGCACCGTCCCGGGGCTCGGCGGCAAAGGGCAGGTGCCGGAGCACGCCTTGATGCCAGGATTCCAGAAGGACGTTTACGGCTGGCTCAGCCATCCACTGCGAGAGGCCTACGCCAAGCTGGGCGGCCTTCCCACGACGGCCATCGAACATATCACCAACCGGGACTGGCGCGGCGACCCCATCGCCCAGCGCGGAGCCAGCCCAATCGATCAGTTCCAGCAGCACATGGCGCATCTGTTCAGCAAGTTGGGACCGATCGGGGCTAGAGCCATAGCCAAGGGGCAGCCGGCGACCTCGGGGATCACCCCCGTGGAAACCGCCCTCGGCTTCCGTGCCCCAGGCGTCGACATCCAAGATCCACAACGCCTCGAGAAATGGATGGCCGCGTCGGCGAAGAAGGAATGGAAGGGCAAGGAGCGGCACGACAAGACAGAGCAACGCAAGTACGCGCGTGAACGGGTTTATGATCCGCGAGAACGAGAGCAACAGCCACAGTAAGGGGAGCAAGCATGCCGATTAAATCTCAAGCCATGCGAGGCGCGATGTACGCGGCGGCCGCCGGCAAGAGCACGCTCGGCATTCCGAAAAAGGTTGGCAAGGAATTCGTCGCGACTGACAAGCCCGGCAAGCTGCCGGCCAAAGCGCCCAAACCGAAGAAAGGACGATGACCCATGGCCCTCCCAGATGCAGCCCGCAAGGCAATGTTCGCGAATATCGCCAGCAACAAGCTCCCCGGCACCGGACCCGCACTTCCGCGGCCGCCTCGAGCGCCGCGGCCCTCAGGCATGAGCAAGGGCACGGGGCCGATGCCCGCCAGCTATGCCGCGGGGGGGCCGGTGATCCAAGAATCCCGCAGCCGATTCATGAAAACGCCGAATGTTTTCACTACCGATATCGAACGCCAAAGCTATCCTAAGTCTGGCAAAACTGGCGAGATGTCGAACACCACCAAGGATAAGTCATTGCCCGCGATTAAACCGCGCGCCTGATTTACCCAGGAGTTCCGAGTGCCGACGGGCGATGAATGGTTCCTGTCCCGAATCGCATAGCCCGGGAAAGCCAAGGACGGTCAAACTCTCTCGTTGGTTGACATCAGACCGATCTGCGGAGTGCGGCACTCGGAAGCTTCTTGCGGGACCATTCATTGCGCACACACCCAAAGCCGAGCATGAATGGCCCGTGACCAGATCGCATAAAAAGACCCCGATCGCCGGCTTCACCACCGTGCGCAGCGAAAAGGCTTTCAAGCAGGTGGAAAACCGGCGACAGCGTGCCGCTGTGCGTACAGGGCAGGAATTCATTCCCGAGTCATACGGACCCAAGGATGGACGGCAATGGCTCGGCAAGGACTATCCAAAAGCCTTGCGCAAATAAATCGTCGCGGGGTTTCACGTGAAACTCAACAATCCTCTCCTTGCGCCATGTGGCGGCTTATTGCCTTCTGATCGTGATATTCCAAATTCTGTGGTTCAACCCATCGGATCAGCCGAACCTCGACCTCGACAACACCGCACCCACCAGGGAGACAGGCTTTCTTCTCCCGCAGGGATTTCTCGCTCGGGAAAAGAACTGTTCCGTCCGCGTCGGCCTCGAGTTGGTGCTGCCAATCGATGCCGTCCATGAAGCATCGAACCGTTCCGTCCGCCATCTTCCGCCTCCTGCGGCTCCCTGCGCCGTGTTGCCTGTTCAATCGCTACTGACATTCAATGATTTCAATGGCCCGGCGCTTTTGGGCGCTGAGCGGAAACACCCCTTAACCAATTGAAATCGCTAGATCCTGGTAGTCAATGCTAGTCATCGATGTTCGCGTTGCGTTTCCGGTGATTTACGACGCATCCGTTCCCGCCTTGTTCCGGCTTGCGGCGCGCCCCTTCATCACCCTGGCAATCGCCTTGGTGTCGTCCCGCGAGTAGGCTTGGGTCTGGCTGACGTTGCTGTGGGTCGCGGTGCGGCGCACGTCATCCATGGCGGCAACGTCCGTCCCTTCCGTGATCGCGCCGGCCCGGCTGTCCATGTTCCAGACGTGTTTTGGAATTCCGACCGCAGTCGCGACCTTGCGCCACTTCTCGCGGAAGTTCTTGGCTTGCCACGCCACTCCGGTTGCCTCGCAAATGATCAACGGGCCCTTCTCGGGGAACTTGCCGGCTAGATCCAGTTCCGCCATGACCATCGGGGCCAGGCGCAGATCGACCTCGACCGGCTTCTGCCGTTTGCTGGTCATGTGGCGCAGGATCAGATTGGCGTCGATCTCCTCGCCCCTAATACCTCTAAGCCACTTCCATTGACCGTCGTGGACATCCGACAGTTCCGGCTCGCCCATCGGTACCCATTCCCCGATCACGTCCTTTTGCCGCAGGGTGCATTCGAACTGGAACGCCTGGGCGAGCGCGATCGAGTGGCGGCCGAGCTCGTGGGCCTTGGCGATGATGGCGAGTGCCTGGGTCGCCGTGATGTATTCCTTCCGGGGCTTGCCCATCTTGAAGCGCAGCA